GTCAGTCCTCCTGTCCCGGCAGAGGCCGGGCTATGGTGGTGGTCAGGTCGAAGAAGACCGACTTCGCCTGGAGCGGGTCGATCACGTCCCCGGCCTGGCCGACCACGATGGGCGTGCGCAGGCTGTAGGGATCGGCGAGCGGCAGGTCGGGCTGCTCAAGCTGGTCGAGGGCGGCAACCATCGCGTCGATGAGCAGCCAGCCCTGGTCGCGGTTGAAGGTGGTCGACACGGCGTAGAGGCGCGCCTGGATCGTCCAGGACTCGCTGCAGTCGAGCACCTTGTTCGAGCGGCGGATCGGGCCGAAGTAGGCGTAGGGCGGCACGGGATCCGTAGGCAGCGGGATGGCTTTGCCGCTGCTGGTTGGCACCTCGTCGTAGATCCGCTTCGCCGCGAGCGCGTTGAAGCCGGCGTCGGCCTTCAGCCGGGCGCGGATCGCATCGCGCAGGGCGAGCTCGAAGGTGGTCGTCGCCGCCATCAGAGCCCTTCCTCACGCGCCGCCGCGCCGATGCTGGCACCGAGCTCGCTGCTCCAGTCCGACAGCGCCTCGCGCACCGACCCGTAGAAGAAGGGCTGACCGGGCACGTCGCTCTCCTGCGACTGGCGCACCTGCCGACCGCCCTTGCCGGTCGTGTCCGCGAAGAAGTCCCCGTCGGCGTGCGTGCCGCCGGCATGGTGGCCGGCCTCGACTGCCAGGGCATAGTCGTAGCCGCCGCGGTCGGCCGTGGCTTCGACCACGAAGAAGCCGCCCTCGCGCCGGTAGCCGATGCCGTTCAGCAGCAATCCGCTGTCGACCGGCACCCGGGACCGCATCAGCTCGACCATCTCCTGCGCCGCATGCAGGGAGGCCTGGTCACCCTTCAGCGCCAGCTTCACCGCGTACTTCGCGAGTTGGCCCGAGATTCGGTCGACGCCGACAATGCCGGCGACGGTGTCGATCAGGCGCAGCCCCGACAGCAGCCCGGGCGACCGGTCGAACCCGCGAGCCGCGCCGGTCAGATCGAGGGCGGCCTGCCCCTGCCCGAGGTAGCCGAAGGTCGCTCCAATATCGGGCATCACTGCCCTCCGAGATCCGTCGAGATGTTAAGCTGAATCATGCCCGTGCGCCGGTCCGGCAGGCCGGCGCCGGTGACGCCGAAGTCCCGACCCTGGAGCACGATGCGCTCACCGTTCGTGATGGTGCGTGCCTGAACGCTGTCGCGGATCGTCAGCGTGCCGGTCTCGACGTTCTGCGCCCGGCCGCCCTCCGCGGCCTCGCGTGCGCTCAGCGGCTTGTAGTTCGCCCAGAGCGTCATCGCGGGCGCGTAGTCCCCGCGCTGGCCCGTGTCGTCGCCCGCGTCATCCGTGATGATCGGGCGCCGCATGACGACGGCGCGCTTGTCCAACCTGCCAGCGTCCATCAGGACCACACCCGGAAGGGCTGGACGAGGCTCTCGAAGCCGAGAGGAAGCGTCACGGCGCTACCCACCGGCACGGCTGCTGCCCGGTATTCATAGAGGTGCGCGAGTAGGAGGAGCGCTGCGTGCTTCAGCGCGGGGGGCGCCGCCGCTTCGACCTTACCGGCATCGTCGAGGACCGGCTCGCCATCCTCGTCGCGCTTCGCATACCCGGTGCGATACCGGATCCGAACGCTGTCGGGCGCGAGAGACGTCGCCGGCCACGTCCGGCCAGCGGGCGGCAGGAGCAGAGGCGCATTCGCCGGATCGCCGCCGATCTGACAGCCGGTGAGGACCTGCTGCGCCCCGGTGTCATCGCGGTACGTGACGCTGTCGAGCGCGATCATGGGCGGATACGGAAGCGGGATGCCGTGAAGGCCAGCGCTCCACCGCGACCGGTCGCACCGATCGAACGGCATCAGCCAAGCGTCCGCGCCGAGGCGCAACTCCCAGGTCTGAGGCATGATGGATCGGCCGAGATTGCCGCTGCCGGCCTCGATCGCCGCCTGCGCGACCGCGATGAGGCCGGTCAGGTAGTCGTCGTCGTCGGTGTCGTCGGTGCGGCGGACCTGGCGCTTCGCCTCGTTGAGGGTCAGCAGCGCAGCCGGAGGCACGATCTGAACGCAGTTCATCGGTTCACCGCGTAGATCGCGACCGGGATGGAGTAGGAGGCGCCGATCCCGAGCGCCGGCACGCTGAGCACCGCCCGGAAGGTGTTCGCCGCCGTCGGCAGCGCATGGTGGACAGCGTAGCCATCCGGCAGGCCGGCCGAGGTGATCGGGTAGACCTCAAGGACGTCGGTGGTCAGCACGCCCGAGCAGGCGATGCCGGTTTTTGACCGGATCCCGGACGACACCGAGATCAGCATCGTCTCGCCGATCGTGGCGTTGCAGACGAAGACTGAGGCCTTCGGGCCGGCAGGCCCCGTGTCGCCCTTAGCGCCGGTCAGCCCTTGGGAGCCTTGCGGTCCGGTGTCGCCTTTCGGCCCCGTGGCGCCGGCTTGGCCTGCCGCACCGGCTGGGCCTGTTGCGCCTTGGGCGCCCGTGTCGCCCTTCGGGCCAGCCGCTCCGGTTGCGCCAGCGGGTCCTGCTTGTCCTGCATCGCCTGGGCTCCCCTGCGGGCCGACGACCTGCCCGACGTCGACCTTCGACCCGTCCGTGTAGGTGACGACCAGATGGCCGTCGGCACCGATCGTGGTGGCCGAGATGCCGCGCCCGTCCGGGGCGGCCTGCCCCATGCTCAGCGAGCTCTCGTCCTCGGCGGCGGCCGGGGAGACCGCCAGCACGAGGCAGAGCGCCAGAGTTGCGAGGCGGCGCATCAACTCCCGCCCCCGTAGTGGAGGCGGAACGCGCAGGCGGTCGCGCCTGGGTCGGCCACGGCCATGATCGACACGTAGCGCACCGTCCCGGCCATCGGGTTCGGCGAGCTCGCCAGGACGCGCCCGCTGCGCGCCATGAAATACGTGTCCTCGAACTGATTTACGGCGCCGGTCAGCGAGGTGACCAGGAGGACGTTCGGGATGGTCTGCCCGTTCATCACCACGGGCTGCGTCGTCACCGGCGCCTGAGCCGTGACGGACGAGATGACGATGTCGACTGGGCACGGGTTCAGCCCGCGATACGCTGCTGTGCCGGCCGGCTGCACGATCGCATAGGTCTGCGGGGTCGTGCTGACCGGCAGCGCGAAGGCCTTGGCCGCCCGGGCGAACGGCGACGCAAGCGTGTTGACCGGCGCACCAGCGCCGCCACAGGGCAGCGCCTCGCGCGTCGTCGGATCGGCGCAGAGCATGGCCATGCCCTGCACGTTCGAGCCATCCGGCTGGCGGAACGGCGTAAAGCCGGTCTGCGCCGAGAGACCGAACGCCACGACAATAGCCAACCCTAAGCCGGCGCCAAGAGCGAACAGGCCGCGCATGGCCGTCAGTCCCGGGCGCGCCGGCCCGTCACGGCGGGGGCCGCCTTGTTGGCCGGCTCGGCAGCCATCTTGTTCTGCGGCACCGGAGCGGCCTTGAGCTCCGGCTCTTCGTGATGCTCGACGAGGCCGTTGGCCTTCAGCTCGGCGGCCCGCCGGCGATGCACGCGGAAGGGCGGGCTGCTCTCGTCCTTGTGCCCTTCGGCGCCCTCGAACGGGCGCACGGCCTTGACCATGACGTGGTCGGCCGCGTCCTTGCCCTGTGCCATAGCATCCTCGCGCGAGAAGAGGGCCGGAGGGGAGGATCCCCCTCCGGATTGGCTGAGCCGCCGTCAGCCGGCAGGCGGGACGAGCTGACCGGTGACGAAAGCCTCGGGCCGGTAGACCGCCAGGGCGAGCCGCTCCTCGGCGCGGATCGTCATCATGTTCTTCTCGAAGTCGTCGACGTTCTCGGTCGACAGCAGCACCTCGATCTCCATGCGGTCGAAGATCTGGGCGGCGATGTCGAAGGCACCGGTGAGGAACCGGTTCTGCGCCTGCGCCTGGGTGGCGACGACCGGCAGGTTCCAGAGGCGGGGCTGCACGCCCTCGGCGGGATCGCCGATGATGTAGCGGCCCTGCGTATCCTTGGTCAGCTCGATGGTCGCCCAGTCGATCGGGTTCAGGACGAACGCCGAGGCCGGGTACTCGGCCAGGATCACCTGGAGGATGGCGATGCGCAGCCGGTCGATGACGGTCATGTTCGCTACCGCGGCCATGCCGTCCGGCACGGCGAAGGCGGTCGCCTGCGGCTGGAGGCCGAGCAGGTTCTGGCCGGTGCCGTCGCCGTTCAGGAGCTGCACCTCCTCCTTGAAGGTCAGGCCGTAGCGGGCCCGGCCGTCGATGTAGGAGCGCAGCGCCGGCG